TTGACTTATCAATGGTATACCAACAACTGAACCACCACGACCACCTGCACCAGTAACCTCAATCTCACACTTTACAGCTTTGTTTACACCATAATTTCCACTATAAGGATCATGTCGAATTTTAAGTTTATCTTTTTTATCTTTACTGAAATATATTTTTATATCTCTTGTAACTGGTTTAGCTCTTGTGTAAGTTTTACTCCAATCACTAACGCCATAATATTTAATTTCACCCAAATACTTTTCTTCATCAGACCTACTGAAGTTTACTTTTACTAGATGAACTTCATGTTCGGCTTTCTTTAATGATAGTGGCAATAAATCACCACTATCAACTAAATTACTTGTTAGTTTATTGAGACTAACAAAATCATATGACTTTGCTAATTTACCTGTAGCTAAAGAAACTTCATTTAGAATAGCAGCTTCAGCTTTCTTTGATACAAAATATATGTCAGCAGGACTCCACTTATTAATATCACCAAAATAACCACCATCGTTTTTATTTGCAACATCAAAGAGTGCAGCTATGTTTTCCATAGCATTTGATGACCTCCCTTTTTCTTTTGCACCACCACGAACATAGATTATATCTTGCCATTTTGGTGCTTGGAGTTTAGAGAACTTTGCACTAATCGTTTTAATATCGTGTATCAATTTCTTTGCAATATTAAGAGATGATTCATACCAACCATCGGCGTTATCCAAAAAATTCTCAATCTCTTTTAAGTTGATTTGAGGCATATCAGTTTTTGCATAACAATCATCTATGAGTTTACCATAATGTTTTTTGAATGCCTGATAAGTTGGAAGTTTCTTTAAATCAAATTCTTTTTGTACCTTTGCTGCACCCAAAAAATCTGCTATAGAACAAAATAACGCTTGAGCGGCTTCGCCTTCTTTTGGTGAATCTGCCATTGAATACTCCTAACATTTAATTAATTGGAGTATTTATCCTATCTCAGACACCACATCTCGTCAAGCAAAGAATGCATCTAAAGAACCCTTATTCATGTAAGTATCTACAATATCAAACTTCTGTTGTTTTTTAGAGAATGTCCAGACTGGTTCAATATAGACTTTCTTCATAAACTCATCCAGATTCTCTACATTCTTTGGCCTCTGCATGATACGCATACCCAATTGACCACAGAAGTTTGCACCATTCTTAACCATATCATCAATCAAATCATCACTTGCATAGTATCTTGTAGTTTTAATCTTTGGGTCCATGATGTTAACAAACTGAAACCCATTATCACTTAGACTTGCAAATGTTTTACGATTGACAGGCAGATAAAAACCATCTCGCCATTGTTCATATGTTTGATATCTTGACCATGATTGTTCATCTGAATGTTTACCATCTGTATTATATTTCTCTGTTGCAAAATATGGTGGTGATGTAAACGCACAATCAATTGGTGGTAAAATAGAATAGTCAAAGTCTTCGGCTGGTTTACGATGTATCTCTACACGTTTCTTGCCTTCAACAATAAAGTATTCATTGGTGAATGTAGTCTTCGGTTTCTCACCATACAACTTCTCATACTCAATACATTGTTCAAAGTATTTCAAATATGTTTGGTCATTTGGATCTGTACCATAATACTGTTCTGCACTTGAACAATAGAAACCAGCAAGTCTATCACCCCAACCACAAGATGAATCAAACACAGTCTTTGCATTTGATATCTCATAGAGTAACTTTGCAACTTGTGGTTTAAATTGTGTTGCGATATAGGCACTCAATCTAAACGATGAAATGTAAGCACTAACTGATAGTTCTTTGTTGCCCAATCGCCATAGTGCAAGAAATACACTACGCAAGTTGTCATTGTTTTCCCAACGATAGATTGGAGATTTATATCCCCATGCATCACATTTATATCTAAGTGATTGGTGAAAATAATTACTTACATTATTGAATTGTGAGCCCATTTGAATAACACCAAGACCATGTTCAGAATACTTTCTACCATAATCTTCAAACTTCTCAATCACAATATCTTTTACTTTATCGTGTTCTTGAAATGTAGATTTTAAATCAGATAATGTTAATGCCCAAAAGGCACTTTGCATATCTTCATAGGTAATCTCACGCAACGGACATGGTGGTTTTGTAGTTTCAATTAGACGAATCAATTCAGCAACAATAGTTTCTTTGTCAAATTTTTCATTGACAAGAGCCCATTGTTGTTCATTCAAAATGGGAACACCATTTGAATTTCTATTCTCTAAAAAATAATCATACAAAATCATACTTTAAATCCATCAAAGTTTTTTCTACGTTCACGGTTACCAAATGTATTCAAAGGTTTATCTTCAACTTTACCTGCATCAACAATATCATTCTGTGCAGATTCTTCAACATCATACAATCTCATCTTGGATCTATCAATACCGAGAACAAATCGTTTATATAGATTAGGATCACCATAACGATTCTTCAACTGTTTAACAAGTACTTGATTCAATTGTTCTAGTTCTTCATTTGTTACAAGAGCAAACATAAAGTCAGCAGTTGCAGGCAAACCAAAAGACTCAGAAGTATCTTCAAGGCCTGGATCAGAGTTAGAGAAACCACTTCTTGTTGTTTGTGTTGCAGATACAATCGGAAGATTATTCTCAACAGCAAGACCACGAAGTTCTTCTGCAATTGCCTTGATATATGAATAACTGTTTACGTTTGCACCAGGTTTAATCCTAGATGAACAACAGATATTCAAATAGTCAATAAAGATAATATCAGGTTTGAAACTCTTTTTAAGAGCCAAGTCATTCAACAATGCACGGAAGTGTAATGAAGAAGCACTTGCAGTCGGATATTCTTTGATGATTAACTTGCCTTGTGTTTTGTTTTTGAGTGCAGAGAATTTACGATTGTAATCTTCTTTAGTGATTGTTCGTAGTTCATCTAAATCTATATTTAGCAAATTTGCATCGATACGTTCAGCAATCTTTTCTTCGGCCATTTCCATTGTGATGTACAATACATTATGACCTTGCGATAGACAACCAGCCGCAACGTGACACATAAACAAGGATTTACCAACACCAGTACCAGCAAGAGCAATGTTTAACGTCTTAACTGGAAGACCACCTTTTGTAATCTTGTTAAAGAGGTCGAGGTCGAAACGAATGCGAGATTCTACTTTGTGATATGAATCATACCGAGAATCAGAATCGTTGATATAATCATGCCCAATATTGTTATCGAATGTAACGCCAAGAGCATCAGATAGAAGTTGTGGGATTTCACCTTTACTTCTTTTACCATCGTCATCAAGAATACCGACAGATTCCATAATTGCATTATAGATTGCCTTATCTTGACAAAACTTTTCAGTTTGTTCAATTAGCCATTGACCTTCAGACTTTTCATCCTTACTAGAATGAATTTCTTTTAGTAGTTCAATAGACTCTCTTACTTGTGGTTCAGTTAAAGTTTTACTCTCGGTAAAATTAATTACGAGAGATTCGTGTGTTGGAAGATTTTTATATTTGTTTACAAAATCAAATATTTCTTTGAAAACAATCCGTTCGGTGTTGTCAGAGAAATAATCTGGTTTAATGAATGGCAATACTTTTCTAGTGTATACTTCATTATAAATCAAATTCTTCAGAATCGTTTGTTCTAATCTGTTCATTATATCGGTTATTAATAATTAATTCTGTGAGTATGTCACCCATCATTGTATGAAATTTCTCATCACTTTGCAAGCTGTCCATGTCGTGTTCTCCGGCATGAACAATGGTATACCCAAACTCAAGTTTAGGTATACCCGACTCTTGATTTACTCTAGCGCCTGTATAATGGTAAAGAACACCTTTATAATCACCGACAAGGATTCCTATGCCGGTGATATCACTATCTTTAAAGTCAACATACTTAAAATGTATATCTTCTTCAAGCTTCATCGGCTTCTTCTTCCAGAATTGGATCTTCTCCCATAATGCTTCCATATGCAATCTCATACTTGTGTTTAATGAATTCTTTAAACTTAGGATCTTTCAAAATTGGTTCCATGAAATCAGCAGTTGCTGTATCTGCAATACGTTTCTTCTCACCGACTTCACCTGTTTCTTGGTCTACCTTTGCATACCACCCATTGGTTGGTTTAACCACATGTCCGGACTCAATAGCAAGGTCAAGAATACCAGAGTAACGGCTGATACCACCGTCAAAAGATACAGAGATAGGGATTTTAGATTTTTCTTTGACATAACGAGACTTTTCTACATTGATAATAAAATGATAGCCAACGATTTCAGTACCATCTTTGTCTTGTTGGCGACCAAGAATATAAATGTTGTCAGCAGAGTAATAAGAACCTGTACCACCACCAACGATATCTTTAGGGAACATGCCAATCTCTTTGTAAGTATGATTTACAACGACCATTGGAATATCTTTTAGATTTAAGTGTGGTGTTACCATAC